TAGGCTACAAAGTAGTTGATAAGACAGAAGAAAAAGTAGTGTTTGAGATGATACACGAGAATTTTCCTCGACCACCGCATTTGACGGGTACAACGTATAAGATTAAGACACCTCAGTCAGAACACGCTTTGTATATCACCATTAATGATATGGTTTTAAATGGTAATGAGCGTCACCCGTATGAGATGTTTATTAACAGTAAGAACATGGAACACTTTCAATGGGTACTTGCATTAACGCGCTTAGTATCTGCGGTATGGCGCAAGGGTGGTGACTCTACATTCTTAGTTGAAGAACTCAAGAATGTCTTTGACCCGAAAGGTGGTTATTACAAAAAAGGTGGTGTGTATATGCCATCGCTAGTAGCAGAAATAGGAACAGTTATCGAGCAACATTTAATAGCAACTGGTGTTATTAAAGTTGAAGTGGATGAGCATCAACAAGCGTTCATTAAAGCAAAGCGTGAAGAAGTAATGGGTAGTGAAGAAACTGGGTATCCTGCTAATGCAACTTTATGTAATGAATGCAATACAAAGGCGGTGATTGTTATGGATAACTGCAAAGTATGCTTATGTTGTGCCAGCTCAAAGTGTGGGTGATTTATGAGCCACGAAAACAAAGGTTATTGGGATCAAATCTCAAAATTAACGGCTGAACGTAATGAGTTAGCTACGGTTTTAAGAGGTATTTGTAATGCGTATGACAATGCTGATTACGATTTATGCTATTCGAGAATAGAAGATGCTGATGAAGTTTTAGAAAAGTATGAGGATGAGTTATGAGCCTTGAATCCTATTTATATGAACAAGAATTAGATAAAGTGATTGCTCAACGCAATAAACTGGCTTTACTACTTAAAAAGGTTTTATATGCCTTGGCGATGGGATGGTCGGTATCATTACCAGAAGGTAAGGAATTATATGTAGAAGCGGCTGATTATTTAAAAGGATTGAGAGATGAATAAAGAACTAGTAATCCGCACCATAAAACTGCTTTCAGCATTAGAGGCTTACGCTTTTATGATTGAAAAGTTTATGCCAGATTATCTGCACGACGAGCTTATAACAATTGTGAGTGATTTGGAAAGCATCGTGCTTGATAAGCCAATTGAAACCGATTTTTTAACAGCAAGTAAATACAGCGGAGCTGAATACACAAATCCGCACAAACACAATGATAGCTTATTGCAAAGCGTTGCACTAAAGGTAACAAAATGAAAATTGAAATTAAGAAGTTAGACGAAAAAGTGATACTACCGACTTACGAAACATCTGGCGCAGCGGCTGTGGATTTACGCGCTAACATCAATAAGGCAATCAAACTGGACTTAGGCGAAACGGCATTGATTCCTACAGGTATAGCAATCAACATCAATGACGATAATGTCGCAGCGGTAATCTTACCTCGCAGCGGTCTTGGGCATAATCATGGTATCAAACTTGGCAATAGTGTTGGCTTAATTGATAGCGACTACACGGGAGAACTTAAAGTGTCAGTAAAGAATACAGGTACTGGTGTGTACAAGATTAATCCGCAAGACCGCATTGCTCAAATGAAATTTATTCCAATAGTGCGAGCAGAGTTTATAGAGGTAGAGGAGTTCAGTAGTAGCACTGAACGTGGTGCGGGTGGATTTGGTAGTACGGGGGTATAACATGAGCTTATTAACAGAAGAACAGATTGCCGAACTTGCTTGTATTGCTAGTAACCAATCGACAAGTAAAGATTTGTACCAAGAATTTTGTGAATGGAACGAAAAGCAGGATGACTTATGTGGTTTTTTACAATGCTATGAACCAAAATGGCTTTATTTATATAAAAATGTAAAAAAAATGGACATTAAAGTTAATTTTTATAGTGATAATGAAAATATATTAGAAGCGCTTATTGTTACACACCACCGACCAGAACCAGTCATCACACCACACCCACACGCTGAAATGATTATGAAATATGCTGAGGTAGCGCAAAGACGAGTTGACCCTTGGGTGGAGTTTGAATATGAGGATTGTGGTCAATGGGAGAGTTTAGATGACCACCCAATGTGGACACACAATACAGAATACCGCCACATTGGAGAAGCAAAATGATTACAACAACAGCTTATATTTTAATTAGTACGATTACATCGTGGTCATCAAGCATCCATACTACACAGTCAACAGCCACATTTGCAGACAAGGTATCATGTGAATCAGCGGCAACAAGACAAGACTTTGTTTTGAAATCTATGCAGTTGACTAGCTCAAAATGGAATTTAACCTGCCATCCTTATCAACTTACTGGAGAGAAGAAATGAAAGTAACCCTAGTGCAAAGCACACCCAATCCCGAAGAACACATCGGGTTACTTGCAGGAATATGCTACGGTAAGACAGGTGAACAATCACCAGAGCAGTGTATCAAACGAGCAGAACACTGTGTAACCAAAGGGCATTTATCTACACTGCGGTTTGCCCATGCTACGTTTTTGATTGAGGGTATTAGCCGTATCTGTAGTCACCAGTTTGTTCGCAGTAAGCATTTGGATTTCTTGCAACGTAGCCAACGGTATTGTAATGAAGAAGAAACTAATGTGATTATCCCAGAAAGTATTAGCAAATATGATTTGGTGTTAGGACATATGTCTGATTCAATTAAAATATATGAAAATCTAATTCTTAATGGCGTTAAAAAAGAAGATGCAAGGTTTATCTTACCTCAAGGTACAACAACAGAGCTTCTTGCAGTAGGTAACTTCCAAGCGTGGTATGACTTTATTAAACTGCGCAGTGGTAAGGAGGTGCAGTGGGAGATACGAGCAGTAGCGCATGAGATTAATCGCCAGCTACATGGAATTGCACCAAATATCTTCAAGGAATTGCCCAATGACTGAGCAACTAAAAGAATGTTGTTATTGTCGCAAGAACCTACCTGTTGATGCGTATTACATAAAAAGCACAAGGCGATTATCATCAGACTGTAAAGCCTGTCATCGATCAAAAGCCGCACTTAGACAGCGATTAACACAAAAAGTAAAACTTGAATCACGGCAACTTGATTTTGCTCTTTACCGTGATTTTATAACAAGGCACTTAATTGTTCCAAAGCAATGGGAATTAACACTATGTCATTAGAAAAAGTTATTTTTGAAATCATGCGCTATAACGAATTTTGGACAGTGACTGAAATTCATGATCGCGCAATGGTAACTCAGCCGTTTATTAAACGACCCGATGTGTTCGCAGCTATGCACGAAATGGTTGCCAATAATATACTCATTAAAGAGCCTAATGGTAAAGACAGTTTCTATCGTTTGAAAAATTACGATCCGGCAGATAAGCATCAAAAAGAAACTGAAGCGCAAGTAAAAATAGAAACGGATATTCCTGCCGAGTTTAACCGACACGATGAAGCACTGCGCCAAATTGAGCTGAGAAAAGAAGATAAACAAAAAGCCGATGCTCACTATCAATTCAGCTATAAAGGTCATAAAATAGACCCTTATCGCATCTTTAGAATTTATAATATCGTAGCACCAGAGCAACAACACGCTATCAAGAAATTACTTCGAGCCGGTAAATCAGTCAAGACACTTGACCAAGATATTGATGAGGTTATTCTTACGCTACAGCGCTGGAAAGAGATTTTAAAAGAAGATGTTAAACTGAACTGACCATGATTACATGGTCTGATTTGACACTACCGCCCATAAACTTATGGAATTTACCAAGACAAATTAAGATGGCTACAGAAGAAGGAAATACCGACCTTGCAACGCAACATGAAGAAATGATGCGTGACAAGGCGATAACTATTATAAGGTCAAAAGCATCGGCTATTGATACCAGCAACCCTACAGGCTTATGCTGGACGTGTGGTGACTATGTTGGTCATGCACGGAGATGGTGTGATGCAGATTGTCGGGATAACGTAAATGAAACCTAAACTAAAAAAGGTAGGACGGTTTTGGGTATGTTATACCGAGTGGGAAGATAGCGTAACTTGTACAGGCAAATCACCAGAACAAGCGTATCATCGGTGGTTAACCAAGAATCAATTGAAATTAGAAGAAAGCCGCTGAGTAAGCGGCTTTTTAATTATTTGCTTAAAAACAATTCTGCTTCAGCATTGCGTCGTCGTGTAAGACCTGCAAGGGGTTTTCCATTTGCTTTATCCCATCGTAAAAATTGCTTTGCAATCTCAGCTTTACTGTCACCGGCTTTGAGCATTTTAACAAGCGTTGAACTGGCTAAATTACCTGCTCCGATATTGTAAGTAAGCGATACCAGCGCATCAAATTCATTTTGAGTTAAATCAACCTTAATGGCGTTTACTGCGTGTTCATATGACGTTAATGTTTTAGATAATAGTAATAACGCGGCTTCTTCATTTGCTAAAGTCTGACCTTGTTTAACTGCGCTACCATCCGAATATCGCGTTGAGCCAATGCCAATAGTCCATACACCCGCAGGGCATTTATAAGCAGTCAGTTTACACCCTTCAAATTCTTTAATTAAGCGTAAGCCTTTGTTGCCAATCTTCATTTTCGTGATCTCATAGAAAGTACCGTAATTAATTTTTGTGTTAAGCGAATCATGTCGTTATCAAGCAGGCGTATTTGGTCGATTAATTCAATCAGCGCGTCTGTTGTTTCGGTAAGTATTGGCTTAACAATTGTCGTTACCCATATCCAAACAAAATAGACGATATAACCCATGCTACTTGATGCAATAATTGGAAAACCGTATTGGTTGATATACTTAGCTAATGCGTCAACATCCATTAGTCAATTCTCTTTTCTTGTGGGTTATTGAACCTTGCCACTTTTTCTTTCTCAATAGGCATATCAAGTGTTTCTGTCATGAGTACATCTATTTTTACAATATCCTCTGACATAGCAGTGACACGCTTATCAAGTTGCTTGATGATACCAATAAGGCTTTTAATCTTTTCAAGTACGCTATCAAGCAGGAATTTAATTGTCAGAAATACAAAGTACATTCCCACACACGCAGCGGCAATGGGGAAGCCTACATCCGTTGCGAACTGGAGGAATTCCATTATTTACTTGTCCACCAAGCAATAAACGAAAATAATGCGCCAATGGTGAAGACAATACCGCCAATGAAGCCTTTATACCGACTCTGGTCAGCTTTCATTTCATCAATTGATTTAATTATTGCGTCAAGTTTTTTAGACTGGTCATGAATGTCAGATTTTAAATTAACAATTTCATTTTCAGCTTTAGCTAAACGGCAGGCTTCGTCAGGCATTATCGTACTCCGCTAGTTGCTGTCTGAGTTGACCAATTTGAATTTCAATATCTGCAAGCCATGTTGTATCAATACTGAGGATAGCTTCGCGCTGTCTGCGTGGTGTGACTGAATCTTCTAGTGCTGCGATTTCTGCTTTGATTTTTGCTTTCTCATCTTCAATCTTTTGCGCTTGTGCTAACACTAGCTGCTCGTCATTTAAGTCTAAGACTATCCACGTTTGTTCCCAGTGATTAGGCAGAGCTTCTACAGGTACGCTTTGAGCGATAGTCTGCGTGTACTTATCGTAGTCTGGTTGCCCTGCATCAAACACGCACGAGTAGCCTTCTACTGTAAAAGGTACGGGGAAAGAAGTATTAGGATGTGCTGCACGGATTTCAGACTCGGTGCTAACTTGATGTGTTTCTAAATTGATGTAATTAGCCATTGTTGTTTCCTATGATACTGCTAGAAAGATGTATGCCACACCGCTAGCGTTAATTGAACAAGTTGCTTCTTGGTTTACTGTAATCCCCGCAGCGTAAGGGTCAACAGCATCAGCTGTGGTTATTTCAGCAGCAGTTGAGTTTAATTGCAAAGCAGGGTCATTTCCAGCCGTAATACCTCTAGCACTATCCCAAACCCACCATGAACCTGTTGTGCTTGTCGCTTTTACTAAGAAAAATCTTGCACCAGCCGCAAAGCCACATTCGATGTTCTGGGATGAGCCATTACCTGTGTAAGAGCCTACTTTGCTGATTCCAGCGAGTGTGGCGAAAAGGTAGGCGACATAGGTACTACCAGAAGCATTAACTGAATTATACCCACCTCCCGCAACTGTAAATACTGTAGATGTTGGGGAAGTATTATTCCAAAGACCATAACCAGTGTTTGCAGCGGTTGTTTGATTTAGCCATATGACACCTGTATTACCAAGTGTTGCGTTATAAACCACCCAATCTTGACCACTAGCTGAACGACTTTTCACAATCATTAACTCAGGCGCAACTGTTAAATTATGATTTACATTTAAATTTGTCCCAGTCCCTGTATAACAAACCACGTCAAAGAATTTGGATGCGCGTTTGAAGAACCAATTAATGTAAGGCGCACCGCTCCAGTTCCAAGCACCGCTCGTTGAGTCGTTACCAAATTGTATCCCATCCATCGCACCCCAACTTTTTATTCCGTTGGTATCAGTTGCTTCATCATTAGTTAAAGAAGTGTACATATGCACACCAGCACCTGTCAGCCTGCTTTGAACAGGGGAATAGGAACTGGAAGTTCTATTTCGGTTAGCATTAATAAGAAAATCTGGCGTAAAGCCCAACCCAGTCAATGTGGTAACGGTACTATTTCCAGTTCTCGCAATCGCATTATAAACCTGCGTCCCACTCGTTGGCGGCTTGTTTGGCATACGGATTGCCATGTAGATGTAAGTTGAGGATGCCGACATACCTGTTATGTAAAATCCAGCAGCCGTTGGGTTGCCTCTATTAGCCGTTACTTCTGCTGCTGTTAAATTAGGGCGCAATAAAGAGTCAACTCCGCTAACAGTCCATCCGCGCATACTATCTAATATAGCCCAATCTTCGCCAGACGAGCCTGTGTCTTTATATAGTAACCATTGTGGCTCCCAACCTAAATTTACAGTTGCAATACCACTACCATCCGCTGTATAACTCCCACACTGAATAATCCCAGTTGATGACGTGTCGTGAGCGTATAGGTAGGCGACGTAGGTTGCTCCGTTGATGTTTGCATTGTTGTTACCAACATCTAAATACAATGGATTAAATGTTGTTGCTGTCGCGTAATTTTGGTCGCTATATAAAAATCCACCAGCACTTGTATTAAGACCAAAATCAT